TAAGTCCTGCGTTAATGCAGTTTGATGTTTATTCTTGTGGTGAATTAAATGTAGAAAATATTTGTAACAAAATAAAACAAGATTTTGACATAGAGAAAATAGAATACAAATTTCTTAATCGTGAAACTGGGCTACAAGATATTTAGTTACAGATACATCCATAAAAAAAACCACCATCATCTTTCATAACCCATTTATTTATTTGGTCTAAATAAGTAGCAAGTTGTTCTTTATACGTATCGCAATAGTCAAAACAATCCGGTACTGATTCAGTTACAGGAACCAGGTGATATAAACCGTCATATAATATAATTATATCCATTCTTTTAATTCTTCTCCCATAACTTCACTAGCTATATTAATTTTTTTACGTAAAGCTTTTACAATACGTTCATCTACAGTTTTCTCAGCTATAATATCAATGTAAGTCATCTTTCTAGTCTGACCTATACGATTTATTCTAGCTTCACTTTGAGTACGTTTCTCAAGATCATAACCGTTAGAATAATAAATCATAACATTAGCTTCAGTAAGTGTAATACCATAACCACCGGTTTGAGGTGTACCTACTAAGAATCTAACTTTAGATTCAGGGTCCTGTATTTCTTTAATAGCTTTGGCTCTGTCTTCAGTAGAAGTGGATCCATAATAAGTCATCACGGAACCCGGATATACTTTTTCAATAGCTGTAACGATTGATTGTATGTCATGTCTCCAATGGGCCCAGATAATAGCTTTACCCTCTACCTCTTCTAATATGTTCATCAAAGCAGGAATTCTTTCATTCTTAATTATCTTTAAAGTATCATCGTCTGCCTTGAAGTGACCACAAGTAATTTGTTGCAGTCTCATCAGCTGCACCAATGCAGTTGAAGTAGTCATCAACTTACCATCCATTTGAGCAAGCGCTACTTGTTTCATTTGATCGTAAAGTTTTTGTTGTTCTTTACTTAATTGAATAATTCTTTTTTGATAAGTATAATCTGGAAGATCTAAACAATCTTCTTTCAATACACGATCAGAGAACGTAGTTATTTTTTCAGATAGTTCAGCTAAATTTTTATAACCAACCACTATCTGTGCATTGTGTGTAGGCAGTCTCATGGTACTCATGATTGCGTACCTTGTTCTAAATGCAAGATAAGAAGTAAAGTCTAATAACCCTTCATCTAAAAACTCACATTGCTTGTATAAATCCAACGGAGACTTTGTAATAGGAGATCCAGTTAAGATTCTTCTGTACTTTGCATGTCTACCTAGTGAACAAATATTTTTAGATCTTTTAGCATCAGGATTTTTAATTGTAGTAGATTCATCAATTGCCATTAGTGTTCTATGACATCTTAAAAACTTAGCTGCAAACTCTACACCTTTTTCTGTACTGAAAGCATCTACGTTCATAATTAAAATATGTAGATCTTCACCTGTTTCGAATAAAGTATCCAACTTTAATTGTTGTCCTTTATTTATATTGGCTTGCCACAACACCATTTTTTTATCTATGTGGTCCACCATATGCGTAGGTATCTCTGAGTCGAACCAGTTTTTATAAACACCTTTAGGTGCAATTAAAAGGAGTCCGTTAATTTTACCTTTGTCATAAAGCATAGATACATTATCTATTAACACTTTAGATTTACCCGTACCCATCTCCATAAAGTACGCAAAGTTTTCTTTATTCCACGATTTTTTTAACGCAGATAATTGATGCTCATAAGGCTTCGTTTTAAATTTATAGTCCATAATATTTCTTCTTTCTATTGACAGTGATAGCATAACCTTATAAGAGGTGTCAATAGGAAAGTTATGAACACAGTTTATATTATACAAGAATTACCAGGAACCAAAATAGGAACTCCTAAATTTAATATTATGGGAGCTCAAAAGTTTGGCACACTAAAAACTTTATTACCAGAACATTCACAAATTATATTGTCTCCAGGGCCCTTAATTTTTAAACTAAGAAAACTGTTAGATAAATATACCCCCGATGACTATTTACTACTTACAGGTGACCCTGCAATCATAGGTGTAGCTTGTTCAATTGTGGCAGATAAAACTGGGGGAAAATTTAATTTACTAAAATGGGACAGACAAGAAAAAACTTATTACCCAATAGAAATAAATTTATATGAACAAGGAAAGATTGAAGAATAAACTTGACATAGGATATTATGACATTATATTAACAGCATCATTAACTACTACGAAAGGTAAAAAGACATGAGTATAAACTTAGAAGAAGACAAAGTCGATTCGTTAGCAAACACGAATGACATGAAAGAACTATCAGAACAGGTTATTAAGTTAAGGACTATGGAAGATAAGTTCGCTGCAAAAGAAGAAGAATTAAAAAAACTAAAAAACGATATGGACGTTTTATCTGGTGAGGTTATACCTACGATGATGACAGAAATGAACATATCAAAATTTAGTTTATCAGATGGGGCTGGCGTAGAAGTCAAACCCGTCTATGGTGCTTCAATTCCTAAAGCAAAACAGGAAGAAGCATTTAACTGGCTTCGTAAAAATGACTTGGGGGATCTTATTAAAAATGAGATCACCGTTTCCTTTGGTCGTAACGAAGATAACAAGGCTGCAGAATATGCTGTCCTTGCACAAGGTCATGGATATCAACCTTCCCAGAAGTTAAAGGTTGAGCCTATGACACTTAAAGCATTGGTTCGTGAGCGTCTCGAGGCTGGGAAAGAGATGCCCACGGATCTATTTAATGTGTTCGCAGGAAACAGAACCAAAATAACAAGGAAATAGAAACATGAACAAAGAACCAACAATAAAGAAGGAAAATGCATTGGCTACAAATGTAGTGTTTGAAGCAGATGCAAATGTGCAGACTGGAGCGGTAGGACAAGATGATCTTGCATTACCCTTCCTTAAAATACTTGGACAGTTATCTCCTGAAGTAAACAAGAGAGACGGTAAGTATGTTGAAGGTGCTGAACCTGGAATGATTTATAATTCAGTAACAGGCGAACTCTTCAATGGTGAACAAGGAGTCCCAGTGATTCCATGTTACTACAAACTCGAGTATGTCGAGTGGAAAGATAGAGGAAAAGATGGGTCTGGTGCGCCAGTTAATATCTATCCTTCATCAAGTGACATCCTGACTAAAACAACTAGAGATGCAAACTTTAAAGATAGACTTCCGAACGGTAATTATATCGAAAAGACTGCGCAGCATTTTGTATTAGTCAACAGTGCTTCACCAACCACTGCGTTGATTGCTATGAAATCTACTCAATTAAAAATTAGTAAAAAATGGAATAGCATGATGCAAAGTATTAAGATGCAAGGTAAGAACGGTATGTTTACACCAGCATCTTTTAGCCATCTTTATCAGCTAAAAACTGTGCAACAGTCTAACGACAAAGGTACATGGTTTGGTTGGGAAGTGAGTAAGATAGGTCCAATCGAAGATGCAGCAATGTATCAACAAGCCAGAAGTTTTTCTGAAAGCATTTCTAAAGGAGATGTTCAAGTTAAACATGGTGAGGAAGATACTGCGAAGTCTTCAGATGGAGCAGCTCACTACTAAAAATTCCCCTCCGGGAATGGTTGCAACAGGGGTGGCGAAGCGAGAGTAGAGTCACCCCTACTAAAGAGGAAAGATGGAAAACAAATTTATAGAAATATTTACAGGTCTTAAAAGAGACTACGGCTACGCAGATATTAACTCTGCTTACAAAGATCCTGCTACAGGTAAACTGAAATTAAAATATGGCTGGGCAGCTAAAGAATTATTAGAGTCTGATTATTTAGATCATCTCACAGGTAAAAAATCTATCGGTATCCAACCCTGTAATGATGAAGGACTCGCAAAGTTTGGAGCAATTGATATCGACTCAGATGAATATGACAACTTTGATTTAAGAAAGTATTTAGAAATTATTGATAAGAAAAATATTCCAGTAGTCCCTGTTAAATCTAAAAGTGGTGGACTACATATTTATGTATTCTTTAAAGAACCTGTTAAAGCAAGTTTTGTCAGAAACTTTTTAGATAAGTTATTATTTACATTTGATTTAAAAGCATCAACAGAAATATTTCCAAAACAAACACAACTTGGTATAGGCTCCGATCAAAAACCAATCAATGGTAACTTTATTAATTTACCTTATTACAATCGTAATGAAAGAGTGGGTGTGAATCTAGATGGTACAGAGTTTACCTTTGAGCAATTTATAAAAGTCGTCGAGGCTAACACAAAAACAAAAGAAGAACTAGAAGAATTTGCAGATGAATTAATTAAACTAGAACTTACTGGTGGTGCAGATGAATTTATAGATGGTCCTGTATGTCTACAAAGATTATCAAAATCTAAACTAGATGATTATAGAGATAGATTTATCTATAACTACATGGTGTTTGCTAAAAAGAAATACCCTGACAATTGGGAAGAAAAACTTTTAGAAGGTGCAAGAAATTATATTGTCTACGATAACATATGGGGTGATGAAAAAGTAAAACAAAAAATTAAAGCTTACAAAAAAGATACTGCAGGACATACTTGTTCAGAAGAGCCTATTAATAGTATGTGTGTTAAATCAGAATGTTTAAAAAGAAAATTTGGTGTAGCGTCTGACAAAGTAAAAAGGTTTCCGACATTATCTGCATTAATTAAAATAAATCATGTACCAGATCCAGAATTTAGATTTACTGTACACTATAATGACAAGGTTGAAGGTGAGACTACGCAGCAGATAATTGCAAAAGATGTTAATTATATGATGGACCAAGAAAAACTTAGACGTTTAATAGGTGCTCACACTCCTGTTCCACCACCACGAATAAAAGACGATGACATGCAAACAATTTTAGATAATCTATGGCAAGGAATGAAAATAGAAAAAGCTCCTCCAGGTACATCACCAAAAGAAATATTACATAAACACTTAGAAGATTATGTTTATGGTGTTCCAGCTGTAAGTGATGCTGCCTTTAGAAGTGGTAGTACATTAATTGATACGGATGGTTATGCTTATTTTGTATACGATCCATTTTATAATTTTTTAAAAAACAAAGAATGGAAAAATAAAATAGATAAGACAGGACAAATGTTAATAGATTTTTTTAAAGCGGAACTAGGACATGGTAAAAGATATCCTAAAAAACCAACACAAAAAAAATCAAACAACCCTGTAAGATGTGTAAAAATTCCTATGAGTAATTTTACGAAAGAAGAAAATGAAATAGAGATTTTACCAATGAAGAGTAAAAAAGATATTCTTTAATGACAAAGGTTACAAAAATATATGGCCCTCCAGGTACAGGGAAAACAGAAAAATTAATTAGAAGAGCCATGGCCTACATAAGAGTTGGTACTCCAGTAAATAAAATAGGTTACTTTGCATTTACTCGTAAGGCAGCTCATGAAGCAAGAGATAGAATGCTTAAGAAAAATCCTGAATATAAAAAGAAACAACTTAGATATTTTCAAACACTACACTCTCTAGCTTTTCATAGTTTGGGACTAAGAGAAGAAAACGTTATGCAAGATTATCATTACAATGATCTTGGAAAAGAATTAAGTATAAGAGTCAATGCTAAAAAAGATGCTGACGCTTCACCTTACCTAACTTGTGATAATGAATACTTTCAAATTATTTTAAAAGCAAAAGAAAAAGATATTCCAGTATGGGATGAGTATTGCACAGGAGAACATTCAACAAATGTAAAACCAGATTTATTAAAACACATTGAAGCAAACTACAATCACTACAAACATCCAGACATAAATAACTTAGTAGACTTTACAGATATGATTCATGACATTGTACAACAACCAAACAAAGTTCCAAACTTTGATGTAGTCTTTATTGATGAAGCCCAGGATCTATCGCCCATACAATGGAAACTGTATGACATATTAAAATCTAAATCAAAAAATATTTATTTAGCTGGTGACGATGACCAAGCAATTTATGGCTGGGCCGGAGCAGATGTAGATAGATTCATTCAAGAACCTGCTACAGAAAAAGTATTGTCAAAATCTCGAAGGATTCCAAGAGCAGTACAAGATGTGTCAGAAATTATTACTGCACGAATTGCAGGACTTAGAGCAACTAAAAATTATTTACCAAGAGATGAAGAAGGATTGTGTAGTAAAATCAATAGTTTAGAGAATGTAGATATTCACCAGGACAACTGGTTAATCTTAACTAGAACTTTATCTAGAGCTAAAGAAGTATGTGATCTTTTAAAAGTAAAAGGTTTGTATTATGAAAATAGACATCAAAAAAGTTACAATACAAAACTTTACAAAGCAATTATCAATCATAGTAAATGGTTAAATGGTGAAGAAATATCGGACACTGCACTAGAAGATATTAAAGAATACATGGGTAACAGAGAACTTAAAAAAGATTTAAAATGGTTTGAATGTTTTGATAATGCACCAGCTGATGACAAAATTTACATAAGATTAATGTTGTCAAATAAAGAAAGATTAAGTGATGATGCGCGAATCAAAGTCTCAACTATTCACGCTGCAAAAGGAGGTGAATGTGAGAACGTAATTTTAGTATTAGACAATGCTAAAAAGATAAGAGAAGCTGTTACTAAAAGTGTAATAAAGCGTGACGAAGAGCACAGAGTATGGTATGTAGGTTGCACGAGAGCAAAAAGAAATTTATATTTAATGAGAGCAAAAATAGAACGAAAGGGATATCCACTATGACAGCAGAAGATATATTTAAAGAATCATTTCCACAATACACTCAGGTAGGCGGGAATCACTATACAAAGTTTCCTATTCAACCTTATGAGTTTATTTCTAAAAATGATTTATCATTTTTTCAAGGCAACGTTATTAAGTACGTTTGCAGGTATCAGAGAAAGGGTGGAGTGGAAGATCTTAAAAAAATTGTACACTATTGTCAGCTAGAGATGTTAAAAATTAACGACATGAAAAAGAAAAAGTAATGCCAAAAAAATCTACTGTACGCAGAACAATTAAGTTTGCTAAAAATAAATTTAGTTTAGAAATTTATCTTGGATTAGAGAAAGATCTTGCATGGGAAATATTTCCTCATGATTACAGTGCAGCTTTATATGCATTTAGTAACAAAGATAGATTAAATAAAGTAATAGAAAACAAATATGTATATGAGGTAAAAAAATGATCAAAGATGAATTAGAAATAAAAGCTTTCTACAAAGGAAAAGAAGTTAAAATAATTGAGTTACACCATTTAGGTTTTTTTCATAGTGGACTTATAACTCTTGCAAGAAAATGGAAAGTAAAACCTTTTGATGTTTTAATGGAAGACGTTAGTGATGAAACTACTCAAGCTGCTTTAAATATTATGATTGGTTTAATATATAAAGATATGTGTACTAAAAGTGGGTATGAAGTAAATCTAAAAAAATTTAAAAACGAAATGTTATTAAAAAATAAAAAACCAAAAGTATTTTTAATGGAGTCTGATTATTTAAAAATTCCTGATAATCATTTTGATAATGGAATTGGGTTTTTAAAAAAAATTGGTTTCATAGAAACAGATTATCATCGTAGCCACGTTCAAATTAATAATTCTATTGTGGATTATTGTAGAAAATTAGGTAACTATCTTTTTAACACATGGTATTGCCAAGAGTCTTTTAAAAGAAACACTCATTACTTTGGTGGTCATAGTAGTAGTGATCATTACAAAGCTGCTCAAGAACGAGAACAAATCAGTGATAAAACTTTAAATTAAAATGAAAGTACCTTTATTTGAAGCACAAACAGAATGGAATGAACCAGAAGAATATCCGGATCTAAGAAAATACGACGAGATTGCAATTGACTTAGAGACAAGAGATCCTGATTTAAAATCTAAAGGTAGTGGTGCTATCATTGGTAATGGCGAAGTCGTAGGTATTGCGGTTGCTGTACCTGGTAGAAAATTTTATTTTCCAATTGCTCACGGATCGGGGCCAAACATGGATCGAAAAAGAACTTTGGAATGGTTCAAAGATGTTTGTGAATCAGAGGCTATAAAAATATTTCACAATGCTATGTATGATGTCTCTTGGATTAGATCTATGGGTCTTAAGATTAATGGACAGATAGTAGACACTATGATTGCAGCATCATTGATTGATGAGAATAGATTTAGATTTGATTTAAACAGTTTGTCTTGGGATTATTTAGGTCATGGTAAAAATGAATCTGCACTAAATGAAGAAGCAAAGTCTAGAGGATTAGATCCTAAAGCAGATATGTGGCAACTGCCGGCGATGTATGTTGGATCTTACGCAGAGAAAGATGCAGAACTTACTTTAGAACTTTGGCAAATATTTAAAAAAGAATTACTACACCAAGATGTTGAGTCTATTTTTGAATTAGAGACTGATCTGTTTCCTTGTTTGGTAGACATGAGATTTCTTGGGGTGAGAGTGGACGTTGAAAGAGCTCATAAATTGAAGCAACAATTAACATTAGAAGAAGAAGCATTGCTCCACCAAATAAAAAAAGAAACAGGAGTAGAGGTTCAATTAATGGCAGCAAGAAGTGTTGCCAAAGTTTTTGACAAACTTGGTTTACCTTATGAAAGAACTGCGAAATCACAGGCACCTTCTTTTACTAAAAATTTTATTTCGAATCATGAACATCCTGTAGTTAGAATGATTGCTAAGGCTAGAGAAGTTAATAAGGCTCATACTACATTTATAGATACCATAATTAAGCATGAACACAAAGGTCGTATCCATGCGGATATAAACCAAATTAGATCAGATCAAGGCGGAACTGTAACAGGTAGGTTCAGTTATTCTAACCCTAATTTACAGCAGCTTCCAGCCAGAAATAAGGACCTTGGACCTATGATTAGGTCTATTTTTATACCCGAGAAGGGCCATAGATGGGGTAGTTTTGACTATTCTCAGCAAGAGCCTAGGTTGGTAGTGCATTATGCAGCTTTACACAAATTTCCGTCTGTAAATGACGTTATAGATAACTATGAAAATGACACCTCAACGGACTTTCACCAGGTCGTAGCGGACATGGCTAAGATTCCAAGATCACAAGCCAAGGTAATTAATCTTGGATTATTTTATGGTATGGGTAAGGCAAAACTTCAAGCCGAACTCGGTGTATCAAAAGATAAAGCAGCAGAATTGTTCGATCAATACCACGCTAAAGTTCCCTTCGTTAAGCAGTTAATGAATAGTGCTTCCAATCGTGCCCAAGAGCGTGGTCAAATTCGAACTCTCTTGGGACGATTGTGTAGGTTTCATTTGTGGGAGCCTAATCAATTCGGTATGCATAAAGCATTGCCTCATGAAGAAGCATTACAGGAACACGGACCAGGGATTAGAAGAGCATTTACTTACAAAGCACTTAATAAATTAATTCAAGGAAGTGCTGCTGACATGACAAAAAAAGCCATGTTAGATTTATATAAAAATGGTATAATAGCACACGTACAAATTCATGATGAACTTTGTATTTCTGTAAAGGATCAAGAACAAGCAGATAAAATTGTTGAGATTATGCAGAATGCGGTTACTTTGGAAGTCCCTAACAAAGTAGACTGCGAATTAGCCAATACTTGGGGAGATATTAATGGTTGATTATGGCTTATTTAAATGCGAACGTACCGCCGATTTATGCACAAATAAGGAGAGAATATTTATATGACTGTAAAAAACATCATGGAGAAGTTGAAGACTGTATTATCTTTGGTATTACCTCTATGGGAGGTCGTGCTATCTTATGGCACGCGCTTATGGAAAATGGTGCAATCTTTTATCGTCTCCCAATTACGGCTTTTATTCAACGTGGTTATGAACCCAAGTCTGTTCCATCCAAGAGACTTGATGAATTGGAGCTTTGGAATTCTTTTAGTTATTATCCTACTGTTACTAGTTGGTCTATTTTAAAAGGCTCATCTGGTAAATACATAGGTAAAGATAAAAAATGGCATCATGGCCACTATTTATTTACTATTGACTGGGCACATCCAGAGAGTAATATACTAGATACCGATCATTCGGAAATACCGCACGAACATAAGTGCGCTCACATAATTGCTTTAAATGATGGCAATTATGCAGCACAACCTAATAACAGATGTATATGGGACCTACCTTCTTTCACTGTGAAAGATAACATCCCTGACTGGAAAGTGCAGACGAATGAATGGAACGTAGAGGATACCGGTCAATGGAAAACAGAAGACACCGATAATTTTTTTTACGAGATTGAGGAGAAAAAACATGAGTAGTATATGCAAAGATTGTGGACATAGACATAGAGGTATTGCGGAATGTAAGTTCTGTGATTGTGTATGGGAAACAGTAACATTGGACCACAATTGGATTGAAGCTATCAAAGCTTGGTTTAAAAAATTATTATTTTGGAAGTAAAAATGATGGAGTATTGTAGGATGAATTATTATTTTACAGGTGCATTGATTATAGCTTTTGTATTGATAGCTCTTTTCCTACAACCAGGATACATACCTAGATGAGCAATAAACCATTACATATCGGAGAAGAGGCATCCGTGCAGATGCCAATGAAGACGGTAGTCTCGTTAATAATTATTGTAGCACTTGGCACGATGGGTTATTTTCAGATTGTAGAACGTCTAAACATAGCCGACACTAGACTTCAGTTAATGGAGAAAGATTTAACAGAGAACACAGACTTTAGAATAAAATGGCCACGTGGACAATTAGGTTCATTGCCCTCGGATTCTGAGCAATTCATGTTGATCGAAGATCTCTATAAACAGGTGGAGAAATTACAACAAAATATTGAAATGAACATGAGTAATAAATTAAGAATAGAATTTATGGAAGGTCAGATCAATAAATTATTAACTGACGTAGAAAAATTAAAAGATGAAAACAGAGAAATAGTATATAAAAATGGTAACGGACAATGATAGAAACTGTAGTAGCACTACTTATGTTTGTTAATGGAAGTATTAATGAGGCACGTATTCAAGAATCAATGGCTACGTGTTTACGTGGTAAACGTCAGGCGGAGAGACAATATTCAGAAAGTGTATCTTATAAATGCTATACTGGTTCAGCAGAACTTGAGACAAATATAGATGGATCTTTTTCAATTAAAAAGTTAATATTAGAATAATGGAATTATCACGAAACTTTTCCCTTCAAGAACTTATTAAATCCGATACTGCCATCAGGTTGGATATCAATAACAATCCAAACGCAGGTCAGATAGAAAAATTAAAAGCACTTTGTGAAAATATTTTACAGCCCGTGCGGGACCACTTCGGTAGAGTAAAGGTAACGTCTGGATTTCGTAGTGAGCAGCTGTGCCTAAAAATAGGTAGCTCGATTAACAGCCAACATGCAAAAGCTGAGGCCGCAGACTTCGAATGTATGGGAACTGATAATGCTGAACTAGCTGATTGGATTCATCAAAACCTTCCGTATGACCAGCTGATTTTAGAATTCTACACTCCAGGTGAGCCTAACAGCGGATGGATTCATTGTAGTTACACACCTGACCAACCTAGAAAACAATTTTTGTGGGCATACAAATCAGAAGGTAAAACAAAATACAAACCTGTCATAGGAAAGGCAAGAGATTTAGTGTAGAAAGTTATGACAGATAAAAAGAAAAAATTTAAATTAATGGAAACAATAATGTTTAGTAATAGAATAGATACTGTAATGGGAACCTGTTCAGAGTGTGGAGAAAATACGGTACTAGTAGCAATTGTTTCAGAGTTTTATAGATGCACTAATTGTGGATCTGATAATAGACAACATGTTAATGGCAGCATTAGTTATTTAAAATTAACTGAAGAAGAAAAAAGGTTAATAAAAAATCAAGCAAAATTAGATAATGGCAAAGAAATTTAAAGATTTTGTAGTTCGTGACAAACCTAGAAAACGTCCTCGACGTCACAAGAAAAATTTAAATAAAAATGAAAGAACACATCATAAAAAATATAACCGACAAGGCCGACGCTCTAGCGGTAGAATACAATAAGACTAAA